TTGACCCCAAGTCCCCGATCGCGGGAGGCACCGTCGCGCCGCAGACTGACGACCAGAAGAAGCTGCGTGCGCTCATCGAACGTCGGCACCCGGAGTACCACGAGTACAAGGACCACTGGGACTTCCTCGAAGACACCTACGAGGGCGGCCGCGAGTGGTTCAAGGACAACGTCTTTCGGTACATCAAGGAAGGCGACCAGGAGTTCTCGGACCGACTGAACCGCGCCTACCGCTTCAACCACAGCCGCGAAGTCGTGGACCTGCTGAACAAATACCTGTTCAAGCAGAACATCGTCCGCAACGAGGCTGACGCTCCCGATTCCGTCAAGCGCTTCTGGCAGAAGTCCACAAAGAACGGCCTGCACATCAAGGAGCTGTCGCGCCAGATCAGCAAGAAGTCCTCGATCTACGGCCGCATCGGCATCGTCATCGACAACACCAACGGCGTGGGTGCCGCGCCCGTGGTGTCCAAAGCCGACGAGAAGAATTCCGGCGTTCGCACGTACGCCTATGTTGTCGGCCCCGAGCAGCTGCTCGATTACGCCTTCGACGAGGATGGCGCGCTCGAGTGGATTCTGATCGAGGAGTGCGTGCGAGACGCCGCCGATCCTTTCGAGTCCTCTGGCGACGAGAAGGAGCGCTACCGTCTGTGGACCAAGCAGCAGTGGATGCTGTTCGAAGAGGTCAAGGAAGGCCGGCGCAAGGTCGTGAAGATGGTCGATTCCGGCGATCACGGCCTGGGCATCGTGCCGGTCGTGCTGGCTGACAACATCATCTCCGATGAGGAGTATTGCGCTCAGTCGCTGATCGACGAGATCGCGTACCTGGATCGTGCGGTGGCCAACTACCTCTCGAACCTGGACGCCATCATTCAGGACCAGACCTTCTCGCAGCTGGCCATGCCGGCGCAGAACGTGCTGCCTGGCGAGGACAATTACACAAAGCTCACCGAGATGGGCACCAAGCGCATCTTCCTCTACGACGGGGAAGGTGGCGCGCAACCGTTCTATCTGTCGCCTGATCCAAAGCAGGCGCAGATGATCCTGGCGGTCATCAACAAGATCATCAGCGAGATTTACCACACGGTCGGTCTTGCCGGTGAGCGGACCAAACAGGACAACGCGGTCGGTATCGACAACTCTTCCGGCGTGGCCAAAGCCTACGACTTCGAGCGAGTGAATGCTCTGTTGGCGGCCAAGGCCGACTCGCTGGAGGCGGTTGAGAACAAGATCGCGCACATCGTCGCAAAGTGGAGCGGTGAAGATGCTCGCATCGAGAAAGACCTCGTGTCTTATCCCGACGACTTCGACACTCGTGGCCTGTACGACGAATTCGACATCGCCGCACGACTCATGCTCATCAGCGCACCGGACGCGGTTCGCCAGGAGCAAATGAAGGCGGTGCTCGACAAGCTGTTCCCACAGCTGGCCAAAGACCTTCGCAAGAAGATGGAAGCCGAGCTGAAGAGCTGGCCTGTCGATCCGATGGAACTGACCCAAGACCCGAACGCCGCGCCGGCAAAGAAGGACGAGGGGGCAGGGAAGTCGAAAAGCAATCAAGGGGCCGTAGGCACCTCGAAGGAGGAATAACCCTCCGCACGCCGACAAGAGACTGTCGGCGTTTCCAAAACTGATGACCAAGAGAACGGTCAGAAAGGCATACGATGTTCGTAACTCGCAATGTTGCAATGAAGTACCGCAACCCCACCAACGGAGATGGTGGAGACGGTGGCGGTTCGGGTGGTGGTGGTTCTGGTGACGGTGGCCAGGGCGGTGGTGACGGTGGTGGCTCGGATGACGATGCTGCGCGAAAGGCTGCTGAAGAAGAAGCTGCTCGCAAGGCTGCGGAAGAGGCCAAAGCCGGCGGCAAGAAGCCCAGCGACGAAGAGGCTCGTCTTCTCAAGGAGAACATGAAGAAGAAGGAGCAACTCGACAAGGCCAACGCGGAGCTCAAGAAGGCTCAGGAGATGCTGAAGTCCTTCGAAGGCATCGACCCCGTGGCAGTCAAGAAGCTGCTCGAGGATCAGCGCACGGCCGAAGAGAAGGCTCTGGAAGCCAAGGGCGACTGGGACCGTCTGAAGGCTCGCATGGCCGAAGAGCACGGCAAGGAAGTTCAGACACTGCAAGAGCAGATCAAGCAACTGTCCGAGCAGCTCAATAACACCCAAGGCACCATCAAAGACTTGTCGATCGGCACGCAGTTCAGCCAGAGCAAGTTCATTGCCGAGGAGCTGACCCTGACGCCGGCGAAAGCCCGTGTGATCTACGGCGATTACTTCGACGTGGAAGAGGGCAAGGTCGTGGGTTACGACAAGCCGCGTGGCGCGGCAAACCGCACCGCCATCGTTGACCAGTACGGCAACTCGGTGGCGTTCGAGGACGCGCTTCGCAAGATCGTCGAGGCTGATCCGGAGAAGGACCATCTGCTCAAGAGCAAGATGAAGCCTGGCGCCGGTTCGGATTCGCGCAAACCTGCCGGTAGCACAAAACCGGAAGTGCCTGCTGATGGTATTTCCAAGATTGCGTCCGGACTCAAAGGTCTGAAGATCGCTTGATACTAAGTCACCGATGACTTGCATTTTTCCACAAATTGTGGTATAGTGCTGCCTCATCGGTGACTTAGAGCGACGTAAGGGCCGAGACATTGACAACCTCCCCTGGAAAGGATTCATCAAATGGCTCTCCTGCGCCAAGAAGCTGAAAAGCTGAGCAACAACCAGCTCATCTCCGGCGTGATCGACCAGATCATCGACCGTGACGACCTCATGGCCGTGCTGCCCTTCGTGGGCGTGAACGGCAAGGCCTATGTGTACAACCGCGAAAACACCCTGGGTGGTGCATCGTGGCTCGACCCGAACGAAGCGATTGGCGAAAGCGCCGCTACGTTCACCGAAGTCGTGGCCAAGCTGCGTATCCTGGCTGGCGACGTGGATGTGGACAAGTTCCTGCAAACCACCATGGGCGACACCAACGACCAGATGGCGATCCAGATCGCCAAGAAGGCCAAGGCTGTCTCTCGTGAATTCCATCGCACCATGGCTCGCGGCGACGCTACCGCCAACACGAAGGAATTCGACGGTCTGCCCGCTCTGGCTGCTGCTGCTGGCGGCACCCAGACCGTGACTGCCGGCGCCAACGGCAACGCCCTGACCCTGACCATGCTCGACGAACTCGTTGACAGCGTGCCCAACGGTCCTGACGTGATCGTGATGCGTCGCGGCACCATCCGCGCCTTCCGTGCTCTTCTGCGCGCCACTTACGGCACCGACGCCGTGATGCAGCAGCTCGAGAATTTTGGCCGCCCCATGCTGACTCACAACGGCATTCCGGTCATCATGAACGAGTTCCTGGCCGCTGACGAAGCCCAAGGCTCCAACGCCAACACCTGCTCCGTGTACGCTCTGCGTCTGAACGAGCTGGATGGTCTGCACGGCCTGTATGGCGGCGACAACGCCGGCATCGTGGTCGAGAACATCGGCACCGTTCAGAACAAGGATGCCACCCGCATCCGTCTGAAGTGGTACACCGGCATGGCCCTGAAGAGCACCCGCTCCATCGGCCGCCTGAAGGGTGTGTCCAACATCTGATCGGTGTTGGCAGTCAGTCACAACTGACGTACAATAAGGGCAAGCTCAAAAGGCTTGCCCTTTTTTCTTTTGTAAAGGAGTCATCTCATGAAAATTCGTATCGTCCAAGCTGGCTACGAAACATTCAACGGTCTGCTCGGCGACGTGAAGTTCGAGAACGGCCTGTCCATCAAGGACGTGAGCGGTGAGCAAGCCGCCTACGTGCGTTCGATCTTCACCACCGAGGAAGTGAGCGACGAACAGTCTGACGAGAGCGCCCAGAGCGATTCCGTCGATCCGCAAGCTCAGAAGGATTTGACCCCCGAAGGTCAAGACGAGGGCGAGAAGCCGCAAGAACAGGCGGAATTGACCCTGGAAGGTCAAGACGCTGAAGGTGCAGCGGAATGAAGTTGCGCCTGACCCAAGCAGGTTTCGAGAACTACACCGGCCAGATGGGCGTGGTGTGGTTCGAAGACGGCCTGTCCACCACTGACGTGTCACCCATTGACGCCGTCCGCATCTCTGCCGCCATCGGCGCGGACTGGGAAGACGGCTCGCCCGCTAATGTCGGCGACATGTATCTCAACAGCATGGACGTGCCCGCATACGTGGGCATGGCCGACGGCACGCCCGTCGAGCCCGTCTCTGCACCTACAGGCGATCAGCAGCCCACTCAAACCGACGGCACGATCTACACCGAGGATGACCTCGCCAAGATTGCCGATGAGAAGGGTATCGCTGGCCTGCGCGTGATCGGCGACCCGATGGGTGCCAAAGGCACTTCGATCGTTGGCTTGATTGCCGAAATCCTCAAGAAGCAGGCCGTCAAGCCCGAGCCCGCAGCGGAGTAAGAAATGCTCGATGTCTTCCTGAACAACACCGATGTCACATTGACAATCGACCTGGCGGATTCCAGTGGAAATCCGCTGAACGTCGATGCGGTGCAGTATCGCGTCGTCGATCAGGACGGCAACGTGCTCGTGACGCAGTCTGCACTCGCCGGCTTCACCGCAGGCGATCTGCAGGCGACCGTCACCATTCCCGCCAACAAGAACCAGCTGGCTTCGGGCAGCGTGCGCGAAGTCCGCACCATCGAGCTGATCTGCCAGTCCCAGAGCGGGACCATCGGGCTCGTCAAGAGCTACGGCATTGAGGCGCTCGATCCGCTGAAGGTTCCGGACACGAGCTTTCAGTCGTACGCCTCGGCCGAGCTCATGGCAATGAGCATTCCGAACCTGGCCGCCTACAACGCGGCCTCGGAGCAGGAAAAGATTGCCGCGCTCATGGACGCTCGCGAGCACATCGTCCAGCTGAACTTCGGGCTGCTCAATTCCAACACCAACTTCAGCCAGGACCAGTTGCAGTACGTGCCGGAGGGCTCGTTTCAGTCGAGCTACGTGGCTCGCAACTCGCTCTTCCTGTTCAACGGCAATCTGGCGCTGCTCGATCAGTCGCAGTTCAACCAGTTGCCGGAGAAGTTCAAGCGTGCGCTGCGCCAGGCGCAGGTTGTCGAGGCGAACGCGATTCTGGGCGGCGAACCTGACGACACCAAGCGTGGCGCCGGCATTGTCGAAGAGCAGATCGGCGACACCCGCACGAAGTATGGCCAGGGCGCCGCACTGCGTCTGCCGGTGTGCCGGCGAGCACTCGGCTACCTGAGCTACTACGTGACCTTCGCCAAACGGATCGGACGCGCATGATCTACGACGAGTTCGCCCAAAAGCTGATGACCGAGTACAGGATGTTCCTGATCGGTCTGACGGGTCGATACCTGGCTCTGATGGCGCCAGGCGTTGACGTGTCTCCAATGGCGATCGGTCAGCTCGAAGCATCGGGCAAGGCGCTTCGGAGCACATACATGGCGATCGCCGAGCGTAGCGTCAACGACTTCGTCGAACAGATGAGCGGCAAGGCGCTGGCAGACTCGACTCAGGCGTTCATGCAGCGCATGTCGTCGATCACGCTGCACAACATCCAGACCCTGACCGACCGCATGAAGGGCATGAAGAACAATTCGCTCGATGCGGTCAAAGAGAATATGCACGGTGCGATGGGGCTGCTGCTGCAGCGCCAACTGACTCAGCCCGAGTTCACCGTGCAGACAGCAAGTGGACGCACCTACAAAGCAGATTCGCTCGTTCGCACGGAAGCTCGCCAGTTCGGCTACAGAGCCTGGCTCGAGTCAGAAATGGAGCGCATCGCCGAATCGAGCGACCTGGCGGAAGTCCGCTATGCCGACCCCGAGCATGAGAACCACGGCCTCGTGTTCTCGATCTCCGGCAAAACACAAGGCTATCCGAGCTTCGAGGACATCTCTGAGCCGGTGTTTCACTACAACTCCAAAGCAACGGTTGCACCCCATGTTCCGGCCTAACAAGACCTGCATCGTCGCCGTGTCATCGGGCAAGAACGATGTCTACGGCCAGCCACTGCCGGCGCGTCGCGTCAAGGAGCAGTGCGCCGTCGTGAAGCTGACGACAGCCAGCGTTCAAACCAACGTACGAGCCGACAGCTCAGCCTCTCGCGGCAATGCGCGTGAGCTGACTGCGGACGCCGTGATTCTGCTGACCCGATTCACTGCCGCGTCGATCAACGACATCATCGAGATCGAAGGCATCAAGCTGCGGGTCATGGCCAAACATCCGCGCTTTGACATTCGGGGTGTGCTGGATCACGTCGAAGTCGAATGCACCATCTGGAGCTGACATGGACCTGATGCCGATCGCAAACAAGCTGGAGTTCGAGGGCCTTGGCGTCCAGGGCTCGACCCTGTTCATCAACTTCATGCCCGATGAGTGCAAGGAAGGCATTCTGCTCCGCAGCCCGCTGATCGGTACGAAGATCGACCCGAACCTGCCTGGCTACTACAAGACCGAGTTCATGGTGGTCGTTCGCACGCCTCGCTACGAGTCGGGCCTGGGCATCATCAAGGACGCAATGACAGCCCTTACGCTCTTTGCGACCGACATCGACGACATCCACATCAAGCGGTGCTACCCGCGCAACCTGCCGGCCACGTTCCCCGTGAGCGATGGCAACTACTTCGAGCTCCAAGTCGTGTTCGAGGTCGTCTACTGCGGAACGGCCTATGGGTATCCGGCTTGAGGGTGTCGATGAGCTGATGACCATCCTGCAGCAGACGGGCGAGAAGGCCCAGCGCGGGGTGTACCAGCAGATGAAGAAGGAGGCGCTCGAGATTCAGCGCCTGGCTCGTCTGTACGCGCCCATCGACCACGGCAACCTCGAGGATGCGATCTCGGTCGAGGAGATGGAGGGCGAGCGCGACAGCCGAGGCCGAATGGGGCGCAAGTCGGTCGTCGTCTTCGTGGACATGTCCCAGGAAGGCTACGAGGGCGAACCGATCGGGCAGTACGCCTACATCATGCATGAGTACCTGGCGCCCTACGGCAAATTCAAACTTGGCCCCTTGTCGCAGCTGAAAAACAAGGGCAATGGAAAAGTTGGCGGTAAGTTTCTTGAGCGTGCCATCAATGACGTTTCACAAGAGATGATGAAACGACTTGTGGACGTGGCAAGGACTTACTACTAAAAGCACTGGACATTTTGCCGCATTTGTGGTAGAGTGCCGGCACCGGCGAAGTCATTAAGCAGTGACTTCAATCCCCTTTGCAAAGGAGCTTTCGAATGGCATCAAACACAAAAAACGTGAAACTTGGCGTTTGCCAGGTTTTCTTTGACGGCGTTGACCTGGGCTTCACCCAGGGCGGCGTGGAAGTCACCGTCACCACTGAGACCCACAAGGTCAACATCGACCAGTTCGGTAACACGACCATCAACGAGTACATCATGGGCCGTGAAGTCATGGCCAAGGTGCCGATGGCTGAAACCACCCTGGAAAACCTCGTGACCATCATGCCTGGCGCGACCCTGTCTGCCATTGGCGGCACCGTCGCTACTGGCTCTCTGACCGTCGCAACTCAGCCCGCTTCCGGCGACACCATCGTCGTGAACGGCGCCACCGTGACCTTCCGCACTGCTCTGACGGGCGAAGGCAACGAGGCTCTGATCGGCAGCAACGCCGCCGGCACCGCCACTAACCTGGCTGCAGCCCTGAACGCTTCGACCGATCCCAAGATCGCTCAAGCCAGCTACGCCGCCGCTGCTGGTGTCGTGACCGTGACCTTCGGCTCGCAGCTGGCCTACGGCAACGGTGGCAAGAAGGGTGCTGACGGCAACGCCTTCACTCTGGCCACTGGCACCGCCGGCGCCAAGGTGACTGTGTCTGGCGCAACCCTGGCAGGCGGCACTGACCCCACCGGCCAGTCCGTGTCGGTCCCGACCGGCGTGGGCAACAACCTGCTCGACTACGCCAAGGAACTGCGTATCCACCCCGTTGGCAAGCCTCTGACCGACAAGTCCGAAGACTTCGTGATTCCGCTGGCTGCAACCGCCGGCGCCATGAACTTCGCGTACAAGCTGGATACCGAGCGCGTGTACAACACCGAGTTCACCGGCTATCCGGACGCAAACGGCAAGCTGTTCAGCGTGGGGGCTTAAGCTCTTTCACAACTGACTGAAGTCGTATAGAATAGGCCTC